TTTGTCTTTCGGCTATGATGCCGAAAAGTTTTAGCTGATTTCTTTTTACTTACTGAGTGTCTACGCATATACATATTTATCTCCTTTTTGTGGATAGGTGTCACCTAGCACAGTTACATCTAGTAAGGTAACTGTGCGGACGGTCTATTCGACCGTCTTTTCCTGCGGTAATTCAACGACTTGCGGCATTTCCGCAGGTTTATTTACGAGGCCAAGTTTAATTGCCTCGTTTTTGTTTTGAGGATTATCGAGAAACTCGATTAATAGAGCAGGATCGTTATCGAAACGAGCTCTAGTTTCGGCTGGCAAGGACATAAATTCGTCCTCTGCAGCGATAACTTGGTTAAGGGCTGAGTGGTAGTCTGTAACGCCTGTAAAATCGCCATAGCGAGGCGATAAAGCATGTTCTGGCAATATGCCAGTTATATTGAATTGACGAAGGATATTATTAATATCGCATTCGTCTTTAAAATGCTGCTGAGCCAGGGAAGCATCCTCACAATGCAACCCTGACTCATTTGACGCAGCATCTGTATCGTAGTTATAAGGTGTTCTTAAAAATGGTGACTTTTTCATTTTATTTTTCCAAAAGATTTTGCAGAATTTAAGGATTGAATTGCATCTTTAGCATATGGACGAATTTGTCCATATTGGGTTTTTGCCATAGCAGCCTCTGGGCCTGCTATGACAATATCTTGACGTGTTTTAGCTTCTTGAGCAGATGTAAGGCCTGTTTGGCCTTTTATTAACAAATGTTGAATTAATTTGTTACGTGTATCTGCATCTATATTTGGTATTTCTGCAATAACTTTTGCAGTTTGGGCGTCTAACAACTTACGTTGTTCTTCATTAACGCCAGTTTGACTAATAGTGTTAGTAGTATTTGCGTCCTTTTGTTTTAAATCTGCCTCAATATTAGCGGCAGCTGACGCAGAATGTGAAAACCCTTTTGCAGGGTTTTGTAATTGCGCTTGTTGTCCAACCGCAGCAGAACCCGTAGGAGTTCCTGCACCTCCTTGACTGTAGGCAAGCATGGGATTTAAACCAGCTTTTTGTAAATCATCTACAGTAGTTTGGTATTGTGTTGAACGCATTTCCTTCTGAAATTGCATCTGCTTATCAGTTTGTTCAGCACTAAACAAATTGGATTGGTTAGCCAATTGTTGTTGTTTGTTATTGGTGAGGATTCCACCTAAAAGGTCGACTCCTGCACCAATTATTCCATCGAACATTCCCATATTAGAAGTGATCGATTAAGCCAGGTACAGAATACATTGGCATTGGTCTTGCTTTCTTAACATCAAAGAAAGAATCAAAGATGAATTGTTGTCCGTTTGCACTGCTGCCTACAGCAAGAGTACGTGAAACGGGTGGATTATCGACAATAAATGTCGAATTTAATGTAGGTGTTGCTGTGAATTTTTGGGCTAAATGCCAGGCGTCGATAGTACCGCTGGCTGTAGATCTAAATAAGCTCGAAATTCGTGATGGGTAGAATCGATATTCAGCCCATCTTTCTTGATAACCGAATACAGATGTATCGGTTGTATCGCCTGTTACATAAATTTCTTGGTTTAATACTGCTTGTTCTCCCAGATGTGAGAATGCTGGGAAATAGAAATCATAACGTGTTGAACGACTCCACATTTTTTGGAGTCCTTGTTGATATGTTAAATCGGCTCTAATACTTACTAAGCCGATAATAACGCCATGTTCAACGAACGATTGAGTAAAGCCATGATTGTGAGCGAGGGTAGTACCCATAGCAGCAAGTGTACCCAAAGGGGTAGTCGTACCGGACGCACTTGTTCCAGAGGTCTGCGCAATTGGATTGATGTTGATATCAGTTGAACCACCACCCAAATACTCAGGACGCTGTAAGCGAGCGTCAGGGCTGATGACGCCAAAGTGAGACCTAATAATCTCAGTGTATCGTGTTCCACCGCGTGCGTCCCTTTCGAGTAATTTTTGTATTTGGAATGATTGGCGTAATTGATTAATAGTTGCTGCTGTTGCAGCTGAAAGATCAGCGTATAAGCCTGATACTCCTGATGTTACTACGCCAATAGCTTGTGGAGCTGAAGAGGAAGTACCTCCTGCTCCAGCTGTATTGCCTACATTTTGATTGTACTGATTAGCATCAGTATTTAACCATGTGCCTGCACCGCTACTTGCTTCTCGTAGACCGTAGCTTAATGAACCATCTGTTAGACCTAATGCTTTTCCTGTCCCGAATACTGGGGCAGTTGTTCCTAATGGTAATGATACGGCGTTGCCTTTTTGTGGCCATGGTAATGCTGACGTGAAATAATCTTTACGTTTTCCACGTCTAAGTAATGTGTAGTTAGCGACTGTGTCAGGGCCATCGCCCTTGTCTACTACTACTGAATTTTGAAGGTTTTCGTCTCGAAACCATTCGTTGTATATCAGGTTATATGCTCGTGGCCAGAAAGCACAATGGCTTACTGTCTTACCTGATGATACTTGGCCTACAGTAGGTAAACCCATGTAGTCCTGTAGCGAACCGATTGCATATCCGTTCGCTGGTGACACCTGTTGTGGGACTACATATGAAATTGAGTCCCCTGGGTTATTTTGTTCACCCATGAACTTTTGCCAGTTATTCCAAATCAATCGATTTGGTACAAAAAAGAAGAATGATTCTAAATGTAGATTATCCATTACTGGATATAGTGGTGTTGACATGCGGGCAAAAGCCGTCATGTTCAAATTGAATGTGTCCCCTGGTAGAACTTCGTCTACGTATACGGGGACAAGGTAGCCTGCATCGAATGTCGTTTTATGTGTACTTTGACAGTCAAATTTTGATCGCGGAATATCCGCTTTTGGAATCATTGTGAACTGATGTATGTCTACTGAACGATTGCGATGCATTTTGGCTTCCTTGTTTTATTCCGTAAGAAATGTTTCCATTTCTTTACGGTTAGTTTAGTTTTACTTGTTTACCCAGACTAAGTAATTTTGGTTGTTCGTGCAACTCAAATATTCCAGTGTTATCGTCGAATTCTCCGAATTCATACAAGTCGAAGTCGTCTGGGTGATTATATAGCTGATTATCAGGATCAGAGCGGTTAATTTCATCGCTAAAGCTCCTAATAGCAACGCCAACTGATGGTACGAACATTGGTCGTCCGTATGCGTCTGCTGCTCTGTCTTTTACTGAACATAGTGTTAATTTCATGAGGATTCCTAAGTGAGGTTACGTTTTAATTTTTGAAGTTTTGCTTGTTGGACTTTTTCTTTAACGATTAGTCTTTCCAAGGTATTATCTTCGCTATTTAGTTTACCGTTTATTTCCCTTTTGTAAAGTATTTCATCGTATTCATAAGGGTTTTCCTTAGCAAACTTTTTGTCATAATACTTAGGTGGCCTCATTTTTTTTCCTCTTACTATTACGTAATCATGGGGATATACGTCTGTTTGATACTTTTGAAGCCATGTAGAGCCTATTCCAGGCTTTAGGCTCATTTTATTGTATTCAGCTTGTTTTATATTGCCATTTTCTTGGTCTGTATAGTGTTTCCAGGCATCTTTGCCTGTTTGTTTTTTCATTATGTATCGTGCGACATATGCTGCAGATTCAAATGTAACGTCTCCCACGCTTGAGAAACCGATGGATTCAGGTTTTCCGGTTGTTGAACTGATAGCTTGCCAATAACTTGCAAGCTCTTCGGATGTATAAATGATACTTCCAGCGTCTGTTTTTTTATGGAATTTTTTGTCTTTGAACGTGTGTCCAAATATACATGCGTGGTAATGAGGGCGTCCGAACTGTTCGCCATATTCACCAGCCATGTAATAACGTATGAGTTTAGGTGATAAGCCTTTTCTAAGTCTTTTAATGAAGCGCTGAAAATGGTCGTGATGTAAGGAATTGTCATTTGGTAAATGTTCTGGGTTATATGTGAGTGTTATAAAGCAGTTTTCTTCGTGCATCTGGGCTTCATGCATACAACGCATGGCCCATTGTCGTGATCTTTCTAACCTGCAGCCAATACATTGGCCGCAGGGTAATGACAGTGTTTTGACGGTATTGAACCATCGTCTTTCTTGAAAAACGATGGAACCGTCAGCGCATTGATATGCGCTTATTGGATGATAGCAAGGCATGTGAGGTGCCTGGGGGTTTTATTAGAACCTCCAGCCTCCACGCTGGGGGGCTGATCTCATATTTGGTGATTTTGTCTTTCGGCTA